ATCCATACCGGACATAATGCCGTAACGGACATCTACGCCGTACTCGCCCTTAATGTCGCGTGATGGGATGTACTTAAGTACGTACGGTGTTCCATCGTCGGTTCCCTTAATAGTCTTTGGGATGCCGCCAAATACTTTCTCATCTGCTTCAAAGCAAAGCGCTGCAAGTTCTGTAAAGAGGCGAGCAAACTGTGCTTGTGCTGCCTTAATCTGTGTGTCAAATCCAGCCTGTAGTGCTTGCACACCACGACCTGTAACTACTGATGCGTCAATGTTGCCTGAACGAGACTCTGGGTAACGAGCACCCATACGAAGTTCACGCTCTAGTACACCGGATTCAGTAAAGACTCCAGGTGGAAGTTCAAGTGGTACACGGCGAATACCTTGTGGGTTAGCAGAACGCATAATGGAATCTGGACCAAGTGCAAGTTCTTGCACATCCTGTGGGATAGCAATAGGTGCTTGGATAGACTTCTCAGCTGCTTGAATCTGCAAGATAGCAAAGCGAGCACGAGCGAGTTGCACTGAGAGTACATCATCAAACTGACCGCGTGCTTCTCCGTCTAGTGATGAACGCATTACTGTGCGTCCCATACACTTACCAAGAATGTTAGGTGTTGAAGATAGGACTAGGTTCTTACGCTCTGGTAAGTAGAGTAGGTCCTGATCCTTGTCGTGGTAGCGAACCATTGACACATACGGTGAAGATAGCTGGTACTGGTTGCGACCTAGAATCTGGTCATAGAACTCTGGGTACTGTGCTGCCAAAGACTCTGCATCAGTGATAATAACCTGAGTGACAGATAGTGTTCTGCCGTATCGGTCTAGCTCTGGGTAGACACCAAATGGGTTGAGCATACGGATACGTGGGTTGTTATCGTCATAATCCATCTCAACCATACCAACACACATACCATAGGTGTTATACCAATCGGCTGCAGTGTACATCTGAAGCTGTAGGTCAGAGTTTGATACATAGAAGTTGGCAATACGGGTGCGAGTATCTGCCATCTTACGGGCAGAGTCGGAAACCATATTAGTTGCTGAACAGTTAAAGGATGGCAGTGGTGCCATTGCTTCTGCTAGATCGCGTGCTGCTACGTCAATGAAGTTGGCAACGAGAGGCTTAGGATAGTCCTCGGAGAACATAGATGGAAATACCTTTGAGATATCTCCTTGACGTACCGAAAGCACGTCGCGCATACGCTGGTCGCGTGATGCTGACCGTGAGCGTAGCCGCGATAGCTTCGCGTCAACTTCTTTGACTGATAACAATGTTATCTCCCTAAATTACTCTGATTTTGTTTTGCTCTGCGAATGCTTCTTCTAAGTTAATCACTGTTCTTTTGCCTATCTCGTGACGAGAGAGGAAAGGGTTCTTCATATGGTGGGTTGCGTACTGTCCGAAGTTGAGCATCTCGCGTGCTCGAATCTCACAGAACCACAGCGCCATCACCATATCGGTCTTACCCTTAGTCGTTGGAGTCCAGGTAATTAACTGCTCTATCAGAGCCTTAATGTTCTCGGTCTGATCTGATGGAAGGTGTATCAGGTTATCTCGATGGTGCTTACCATCAAACTGCTTGGTACCAAAGAGGGTAGACATAGATGCCACACCGAAACCGGCATCCCATTTGTTAGAGCCGGTATGGTGTTCCTTAAACTGCACGCCTCGTGAGGCTAAGTGCATACGGATGCCTTCGTCCTGCGTTAAGAAGGATTGGAAGGCGTTCTTCTCGACGATCCATTCGGACGGTGAGTATAGGGATGTCCAATCAAAAATAAGATTACGTATATCGGCTGGAGACGGACGGCTAATCTTGATAGCATCTACTATGTACCTCTTACTCGTTGATCTATCAATGGCGTAGCAGATAGCTGCGGTATCGCCAATCATCGCAGGGTCTAGCCCACAGATGTAGGTAAAGCCGTTTAAGTCTCGTGGATGTCCTGGGTGGCCTGCAACTAAGTTACCAGCCTTACGCATTCCATCAATAGAACCTTTTACACACACGGGGTCAAAGGCAGCGTTTTCGGATACATCCTGCTGCTGATAGACCAAAGCCCAAGTACTAGCATCCATCGCTTGGCGTTCGTTGTAAAGGTTACGACCAGACCAACGTGGATATAGGCCGTCATCGTTCTTATCCGATTCTGCCTGTCCATCAAAGGGTGCATCTGAGGCAGGCCAAAGCGTAACCCACTTGTCAGGGTCTTCATCTGCATCAAGCAGTGCTGGCATCGCAAGATACTTCCAAGGGACAAGGCCGCCTGGGTATCTATCCTCAGAGCGTAGCTCGCGGTATAGGTCTACCGAGGCTACTCGTGTACCAATAATAATTAGCTTGCCGGTAGGGTTAAGACGGGAACGCACGTCCTGGGTTAACCACCGGATCTGCTTCTCAAACTCATTAGCGTTCTTCAAGGTAACGGCGTCATCAACAATAATCATATCGGCACGCTTACCGTAAATCTGACCGCCGATACCGACGGCTTCGATGTTCGGATCCTTTTCGCTAGACTCACGAAGTTCATCACCGAAGGTGACGCGGGTTGCCTGCCACGAGGCCGTTTTAGAATTAAACCCTACGCCAGCTGCATAAGCGCTCTGAAGGTCTGCATACATCGGATGCGTTAGTCGCTGCTTGATGGCGTAGAGAAAGTCTGCTGCAAGTTGCTGTGTCTGTGAAACTATCAGTACTCGGAAGTTGGGGTTACGTGCTACCTGCCAGGTAACGTAGTCGACGGTGACCGTAATCGACTTGGCGTGGTTTGGCGGAATATTTATCAGGACGCGGTTTGAGGCAAGTCCTGGCTCATATTTCATACTGGGGTGGAACCAAGAAGGTTCACGCCCTTCAATAACATCTATGAGGTTCTTCTGGTGAGCAAAGGTTTTAGAGTGTAGGAACTTCTGGCGGAACTCTACGAAGTCGATATCGTGAACATCGCCGGATGCAAAGGACTTTTCCTTCAGGCCAAGGCGGGTTCGATCTATCTTATCTGCAAATACCTTATCGGTGCGACGGTAGTACTCATAGGTCTTGATGGATTTACCGGCGCTACCACAGGCGGCGTCGATAGTCATACCTTCTGCTACACATCCAAGGATAATACGCTTGGCTATATCTGCTGAGTTATCAGCCACGTAATCTCCTAAAATAGGGCCGGAATATTCAAAGGGCCGGAATCACAGATTCCTTATACCAAGTTGAGGATGAATTTAAGAACCTACCCAGTAGGTTATGAAGATTCATCTACAGGTACATTTTTAATGTACCCAGTATGAGTTTTATACCAAGCTGATTGTCTCACATAATGAGATTTAATACTGAATAGAATTATCCCGTATTTAGTGGTACTGATCGCTTCGCCCTAGGGGGCTACGCGAAGGGTTCCACCCGTAGCGTACAGCTCGTAAACCGGACCATTCCCCGCTTTACTCCCCTACTATATATAAGGCAGGAAATTTAGACCAATTCCCGTTTTGCTAATGTGACGTTAGTCACACAGTACATAACCGCAGGTCAGAGCCATATTACGGGATCTCACTTTAGCAAATATTTTTTGTTGGGGAGTATACGGACCCACGCGCTGGAATTCAGCAACGGGGGGTGACTCGCCCGACCGCGTTGTCAGCTGTCCACAGGGTTATGCACAGGCTGTGGACAAGGCTGTGGATAAGTATTGCTAAAGGTTTGGGGGCTTCCTCTAAATCCGGCAGACCCGAACAGGTGTTCGCACCGTCAATATCTCTAGCCGTCGAACAGGTGTTCGCCATTTACTCGATCCAACTCGATGATCGTATAAAGCTCGTAAGTTACCGAGTAGCCCTGCCTGGTAACAATACTCGCTGGTAACTTAAAGCTCAGAAAGTTCACAGCATTCCGTTACCAAACTGTTACCCTTAAATGCTTCCGATATAGGGCAGAGTGCTGTACATTGATTCCGTGAGACAGACCCCTCACGAAAAGAGGCAAGAATGAACACAATCGATAAAGCATTAAGCGCCCCTCATCTTGTGATGTGCCTAGCCGGTGAACTTGGCGTTGAGCCAAGTCTGATCGTGGAAGCGATTAAAGAGACACCAGCGCTACTAGAAATCGCTAAGGCTTATGGACGTGGCGAATCGAATTACCAGCAAGTCCTAAACACGATCATCGATTTAGACATTTTCTAAAGGAGATAAAAATGACAACAGAAATCAATTTCAACAATCAAGAATTAAAAGTAATTGAAAAGGCAATTCGTTTCTATATGGAACACAATCAAAATATGACAGATGAAAACTATGCGGAACTTTCTGATATTGCAGGTACTTTCCGCGACAATCAAGAATAGACCGAAACGCCGTGAGGCGTCTGGCCGTAATTCGGCTACTGATGAGGTCATCATCGGATACGAAAGGGAAAAAAATGGACATAATCAAGAATGAGAAAGAATGGATCGAGGCAACACAGCACCAAGCATTCACGGACATCGTCGTCGAAGCCTCGACAGAAATGATGAAATGCCTCGATCGTGTAATCACTAAAGCCGTCGGTTTCGATAACTCTCTCCGTGATGATGAGACCGAACTACAAAATGAGCTCAATGACATTGTCGCTCAGATTCTCTTTGAGAGCCTAAGTCACGATCAGTTCATTTCACTTATAAATTCACACAAGACAGACAAGTAAATTCGATCTATACCGTATAGAAAGAGGAAACAATGAAGCACTCGATCACAGTTCAGTTCACCACCGATTCACCACTCACCGACGATCAGATGAATAACCTGATATCGATGATCGTGTTACAGATTCAAGAGCCGCAAGACCTCGAAGGCAACGATGAAGCCTGGACAGCACGCGAAATTACAGTAGAGAGAGAGGGCAAGTAATGACAAAAACAGAGAAGACACACCTTGAACAACTAAAAGAGCAAGAG